AGGCGAGTTCAACTCAACCTGCTTGCCACGGTACACAGCCATGCGCCTATTGTACTACAAGATGCCTGTAACGACCTGTGACGGATGATCGGCCTTCTTCTCGATCTCGGCAGCACCGTCAATCTTTGCGGGCTGTAAACCGTCCTGTTTCAACCGTTTGTATGCGTCCATGTCTTTCGACCAGCGACGCTCCGTCGCATCAATGTCGTTACTGGCGATCTTACGGGACGGCATCGAGGACGCGGAGAACGCGACCCCTGCGATCCTGCAACCGAAACAGCCGTCAACGTCAAGACCAGGGTGGGTTTCACGATGTTTCATGTGGGGCAGTTTAGTTGACGTAGTCGCCGTAGCCTGCTGCGATCAACGCTGCGCGTTCTGTCGCGTCAACATGATGGTCATGCCCACCGAGGTAGATGATATCGATATCGGTATCTTCTGGTGGCTGGTTCTCGGTGTAGGTGCCGTCAGTAAGTTTCCACACGTTACGTCCGCGTGGGCCGGGGGTGTAATGCCGGTACAGCTGCCAGATCAGCCGGTTGGCGGGGATCATGTTGCCGTGGTAGTAGTCGCTGCCGGTGAAATCCACCTGGTTGTCGGTGGGTGTGCGGAACAGGTAGAGACGGACGTATTCGACGCTGCTGGTTCCTGTGCCGGTGCCGGTGGCGAGGCGTCGGTAGAGGCGACGTGATGTGGTCGCCCCTGTGCCGGTGCCAGATCCTGTGCCGGTGCGTGGATGAATGTGGAGGCCGGTGGCTTGGTCGCCGGCGGTTGCTGATCCTGACCCGTATCCGGTGCGTAAATGTTCGTGAAGGATCGCGTTGATGGAGGTGCCTGTTCCTGTGCCTGTGGCGGTGCGGAACCTGACGATGACTCGTACGTTTGTTGACGTGCCTGTGCCTGCGCCTGTGGCGGTGCGGAGTTTGACAACTACTTCGGTGCCGGTTCCTGCACCTGTGCCTGTGCCTGTGGCTGTCGAGGTGACTGTTTTGGAACCGTTGTATCCGGTGACTGCGCTCGCATAGCTGATCGCGGTGGACGAGTAGCCGCCTTGAATGTCGGTGGTGCCACCGTCGTACGCTAACTGTTCCCGGTCGTATAGGTAGTCGGGGTTGTCGTAGTCGTCGGCGATGGTCGCGCCGGCGTAGGTGATGTGTTCTTCGTAGTCGGTGGAGGATTCGTAGAGGCGTGCCATTAGATGGCTCCCTCACCGTCCACAGGTTTCTCCATGCCGACTTGGCCGTCAATCCACGCTGACCACTCATCGGTCGTCATGGGGCGTACTTCGTTATCGACTTGCACGTTGACGGTGCCATAAGGCGCGGCGGCTTCTAGTTCTTCGCGTGTCCAATACTCAGCCATTGTTATATCCGTAAACCCTAATCGTCCCAGCGTTCAACACATACGGGCTAATAATGTAAATAGTAAAATCCGTGAACGATGTGAAATCCTGTTGGTAACCTGCCGAAGTGTAATAAATGGCAGCGCCTGTCGAATGGTTTATGTAACTAGTCCGCAGACCTTGGTATGGCCAAAACACATCGGAAACTGCCATTGAGTTGTGGCCTGCACCGGTGACGCCTAGGTTGAAAGCCGCAGCGGGGTTGCCAACGAAGCGGGTGGGGCCTGAGGAAAGAGTCAAGTAGGTGCCAGTCCAATAGTAACCGGTGGTCGCAGACCCTAATTGGAATTCATAACCGATACCGTTCGCGCTACCGTCAGCGTTGACCGTTATACGGTAGTTGTCAAAAGTGGACGAGAATGCGTTGGTGACAGTAACGGAGGCGGTCGGGCCGATGATGTTCTGCGACTTCACCAACGTCAAACCCTGATTAGCAACCTTGTAATCCAACGACCCTGTGACCGCTGAACCATCCACCCCAACCTTCGCCTGAAGTGCCTCAACAGCATCATTCACATTGCTGTGCTGTGCAGCATGGGACGGCGACGACAGGCTGTCACCAGCAGCCGGGTTCGTCAAACTATCAAGACTGGTAGGAAAATTCGTAGCCATCACACACCCCCCGGAGGCTCAGGAGCATCCCACGTTGGGGCGGGAGTCCATGTTGCGGGCGCGTCGCGGAGGGCTTGCCGGTAGGTCGCCCACTCGTCACGTCGCCCTGTCGGATCATCCGTCGTCTGTGTCCAGTCCGACGCGAACAGTAGGCGGTCACGGCGTAGGCGTAGACGTTCTAGCCACCATTCATCGGGCACATCGTCAGGGTCGAACTCGGCGCGTAGGTCAATAATCATGCGAGCACCGTTATTCCAGAGGCTGCCATAATGTCTCCCGTGCCCCATGTAAACGGAACAGTCGACGATAATGATGCGCTTGGGTTGACGTATTGGCTGCCGCCGCCGTGGTCATCTAATAGAAGACGGCAATAGAGATTGCTCAAATAGGGTCGCACAGCGCCTAAATATTGGACACCGCTAGAAACATCTGTGTACATAGCAGTTGCGCTTGTGATGTCGTTAGCGCCGAAAGACAGACCAGGCGGCGCAGATATTACTAGATCGCCTGTGATGCTGCTCGTACTACCCAGCGTGAAGTTCACAAAAAACATTACGAAGTTTTGAATCAGCACATATTGGCCGGTGATCGTACCGTTACCTAACGACCCGCCGCTAGTAATAGTTGGAGTGTACGACTGGCGTTCACCGATGGCGGTGCCGCCGATGCGTAGGTCACCGGTGGCGTTGATGTCTCCGTTGACATCCAACGTGTACGACGGCGACGTATCATTGATACCAACCTTGCCATCAGACTTCACAGACATACGAGTTGAGCCGTTAGTTCTCAAATCAATGTCGTGAGCCGAATCTGTTTCCAAATACAAGCCGCCATTACGGTTCTCAATCTGCATCAACCCACCGCCGGTAGCAGGAAAACCCATACTTCCAGCTTCTACCCCACCTGCATAAATGATCACACGGGAGTTGGTAGCACCGCCCACCGTACCGCCCGTGTCGTCTAGCAATATCGAAGCTTCTGTGCTGTCAGAAATCTCCAACTTTTTTGTAGGTGTCGCCGTGCCGATACCGACCCGTTCATTCGCATCATCAATATGCAACGGCGCACCATCCAACAACGCCGTCTCAATCGCCTCGACAGCATCATTCACATCGGCGTGCTGCTGATCATGCGGAGGATTATCCAACGTGTCCCCCGACGTAGGATTCGTGAACGCATCCAACGAACCAGGAAAATTAGTAGCCATCACACCACCTCCACGTCAGGCATCGCGGGCAGTTCAGGATCAGGACGCTCATCAGTTGGCACGAGCATCACATGACACCCGCCACACTCCACGAAAGCAGGTGCGCCCAACACGTTGTAGTCGATACCACCGTTCGGACAAGTGTTATCGGTACAGGTCACAGTCACCATGTCATGCCTTCCGATACCAATACTCTAAATCAATAGTGTCGCCTGTTGCCCAAGTCCACGGGTAGGTTCCACTCAAACCAAATGCGACAATATTAGAACCGGAAACATTCTGTTTGTAACAATATGCCTGCGTACCACTAGCTTGGATAAATCCGGCTACGTATGTAATAGGGCTATTATCTTTCAGCCTTGCTGAACCCCTCCACGAAGGTCCGCCGTTTGCCGTTCCTACTGGATTATTGATAGTAAATCCGCCAGTCAAAGAACTTGTTGAGCCAAACGTCAAACGGACCTCAACAAATACGAGGTCGTTGATATGACAATACACGGCATCAACGGTGCCGTTACCCAACGTGAAGTTCGTGAACACCGGTGTGAACGTGGTCCATGTGCCGATAGTCCCCGCGCCTGTCCCCAACTTTGTTTGCACCGCTTCCATCGCATCATTCAAATCAGCATGCTGATCCGCATGAGGCACCGACACAGAATCCAACGCATCAGAAGCAGACGGATTCGTAAACGAATCCAACGAAGAAGGGAAAGAAGTCGCCATCAGTCATCCATTCTACACGAACACGTCGGACAATGCCCCGAATCCGACACACGCACACCAGAAGGCTGCGGCCTCGACCACAACTCCAAATTCTCCAACCGGTTATCATCCCTCACACCATTGACATGATGCACATTCTCAGTCGGCAACAACGGACGCCCCAAGCTGCGCGCCATAACCAACCGATGCTCCAACACGTACCCGCCTGTTTGACGCATTTCTGCCAACGGGTCATCACCTGCCAAGTACACAGACACATAGCCCTCAGGTGACACATAGCGACCACCCTTCCACGAAGGATGTTTGTCACCAAGACGACTCCTGCCTTGGCTGCTTACTACACCCCGCGACCTCATAAGCTTCGACACTTTGCATTGCGACGTTCCGAACGCTTCAGCGATTGACGCTTGTGACTCGTTATTCTCCGCACGTCGCACCATCTCTGCGATTTGTCCTTCGGTGAACGTCACAGGTCGTCGCCCTGTGGGAAACACAACACCGTGACGTTTAGCAATACGATGCGCTGTTACGCGGGCAACATCAAACTCGCGCATAATCTCCGCAACCGAGTAATCCCCAGACGCATACATTTCCGCTAATCGTTTCTCTTGAGCATCAGTTAGCTTACGTGCCATAGACACATAATAACTAACAAGATTCAACTACTCAAGAGTTAGCGTCAACGAAGTGATCTGGAACGTGTCCCCCGCAACCACCGCAGCCGACGACGCCAACGCCCCCGACCACAACGCATTACCAGAAGACAACGCATCCCAC